CAAGCGACCTCTCGATTGCTGCGAATGGCGATCTTGCTGTAGCAGATGGCGACACGCTCGCGCAACAGGAACTGCTCCGCGCGCTGATGACGAACCCGCAACTAGCCGACTCGGCCGGCAACCCGATCGCATCGCCCGATTACACCTGGCACGCAGACTTCGGCGCTGGCATTCCGCGGCGCATCGGCAAGACGCTCAACGTGTCCGAGCTGCGCGGCGCGATCCAATCGACGATCAAGACGATTGCAGGCATCGCCACATCCCCGACGCCGGTTGTCACGGTAACGCCGTTCAACAACGGCGCCGCGGTGACGATCCAGTATGCCGACGCCGTGACCGGGCAGGTATCGACCCTCTCATTCGACATAAACCAATAAATGGCAAACGTACAGACGCAATCGCTGACGCAGATGCTTCAAAACTTTGCGTCTACGGTGCAGGGTTCGGTGACGTCCGCGATCCTGAACTTCAACATCGGCACGGTGTTTCGCGCGCTCGGCGAGGCAGTGTCAGGAATCGCGCTTTGGCTGCAGGGCATGATCCTGCAAATGCTCGCGCTCACGCGCGCGTCGACGTCGACAGGATCGGATCTCGATTCGTGGTTTGCTGACTTCGGCTTTGCGCGACTGGCTGCGTCGTATGCGACCGGCACGGTGACGTTCTCGCGCTTCACGCCAACGTCGCAGGCGGTAGTTCCGGTCGGCACTGTCGTTCAGACGACGGATGGCACGCAGCAATTCACAGTCAACACCGACACGACGAACCCTGCATACAGTGCGGCGCTCGGCGGCTATGTGCTGGCGGCAGGCACGGCAAGCCTCAGCGTCACGGTGACAGCCGTAACGGCCGGCACCGGCGGCAATGTGCTCGCTGGCACGATCTCGCAACTGTCGCAGTCGGTCCCCGGCGTCGATACGGTGACGAATGCCGCAGCCTTCACAAACGCGGTTGACGCGGAGACGGACACCAACGCACTCGCGCGCTTCCAATCGTGGCTACTGAGCCTGTCGAAGGCGACGAAAGCAGCTATCGGCAATGCGATCACGTCGCTGCAGCAGGGTCTGACATACACGATCACCGAGAATTACACCTACGGCGGCGTCTACCAGCCAGGCTATTTCTATACGGTGGTCGACGACGGCTCGGGCGTGCCATCTGACACGCTGGTTTCGACCGTCTACAACGCGATCGACGCAGTGCGGCCATTCACGAGCACGTTCGACGTGAAGAAGCCGATCGTCGTGACTGCAGCCGTCGCAATGGCGATCACCACGGCAGCCGGCTACACGCACAGCACCGTCGCGGCGCTGGTTCAAACCGCGCTTCAGAACTACATCAACACGCTGCCGCTCGGCAGTTCGCTGGCTTACTCGCGCCTCGCGCAGGTCGCGTATGACGCCTCGCCCGGCGTGACGAACGTCACAGGTGTGACGCTGAACGGTGGAACGTCCGATGTGACCGCCGATGCAAAAACTGTCGTGAAAGCGGCAACTATCACGGTGACCTAATGGCGACTGGCGATCAGCAGGACATGTTGGGGCGCTTGCAAGCGCTCCTGCCGCGCGGCTGGTTCGGCGATGCACCGCCAATCCTGACGGCGCTGCTCAACGGCTTCGCGGCCATCTTCGCGAACGTGTACGCGGTGCTTGCATATGCAAAGCTCCAATTGCGCATCGCCACGGCGACGGACGGCTGGCTCGACATCATATCGGCGGATTTCTTCGGCTCGACGCTGCCGCGCAGGACAGGGGAGAGCGACACCGCGTTTCGCAACCGAATCACGGTGAACCTGTTCCGCGAGCGCGCTACGCGCAAGGCAGTCGTGCAGGTGCTCACGACGCTGACGGGGCGCGCGCCGCTCATCGTGGAGCCGCGCCGGCCGCTCGATACTGGCGGCTATGGCATCCCAACGACCGGCTACGGAATCAACGGCGCTTACGGTTCGCTGCTGCACCAGTATCAGGCGTTCGTGACTGCGTACCGGCCATCTGGAACGGGAATCCCGTTCGTCGCTGGCTACGGCAGTTCGCCATCTGGATACAGCACCGCTTCGCGCGGAGAGTACGCAGACCTGAGTCAGGTTCAGCAGTCGGTCACGGACGCCGACATATTCGCCGCAGTGGCTAGTGTCATACCGGCCGCAACGATCGTCTGGATGCGCATCAGCAGCTAACGACCGACACCGCATTTCACCCATACAGCCCCGCCATCGAGCGGGGCTTTTCTTTTGTGGAAGCCATTACATGAAGCGTCAAACCGTATATGCGGGTCAGGTTCCTCTTGAAACCGACCTGCTCCTGACGAACAAGAACGTGCTGACCGCAATCGGCCACGTGCTGCAAGACATGCTCGGCACGTCGACGCTGTTCTCGGGGCTCGCGTGCGTGCCGACTGCGCCGGCTGGCATGACGGTCAACGTCAACCCTGGCCGCGCGTACTCGCTGCAAGCGATCGACACTGGCGCATGGTCGTCGCTGAGCGCCGACGCGCACCAGATCATGAAGCAGGGCATCCTGCTCGACGCGCAGAACTTCTCGTGCCCCGCGCCGGGAACGGCTGGCTTCTCGATCAACTACCTGATCCAGGGCGCGTTTCAAGAGGTCGACACTGGATCGACTGTGCTGCCTTACTACAATGCGTCGAACCCGTCGCAAGCATACAACGGGCCGAACGGCACCGGCACGTCCCAGACGACCGCGCGCGACAACACGGTGCAGCTTCAGTTGAAGGCCGGCGTCGCAGCTACGACCGGCTCGCAGATCACGCCGACGCCCGACGCCGGCTTCAATGGCTTGTGGGTGGTCACAGTGCCGTTTGGCGCCTCGACTATCACGTCGGCCAACATCAGCCAGTACAGCGGCGCGCCTTTCCTGACGGCCAGTTTGCTGTCGATGATCCAGCAGAACGGCCTGTATGCGGTTGCGACCGGTACGGCAAACGCGCACGTCGCTGCATTCAGCCCGCCTATCACGACGCGCACTGACGGCATGGTGTTGCGCTACAAGGCGCCGGCCGCGAACACTGGCGCGCTGACGTTCAACGATGGCCTCGGCGCGGTTGCCGTGGTCGGTTCTGCTCACTCGGCGTTGCAAGGTGGCGAAACTGCGGTCAACGGCGATGTCTGGTTGCAGTGGAATAGCTCGATCGGCGGCGGATCGTATGTGCTGATCGATTCGACCGGTGGGGCAGTCCAAGTCGCCACCGCCACGCAGAGCCAGCATGCGCTTCAACTTGGGCAGGCCAATGGCCTATATGCCGCGCTTGCAGGCCTTGCAACTCAAACGTTCAATGTAGCGCAGGGCACATTGAATACCTTGGCTGTGCGTCTGGATCAGTTCCAAGGCACCGTTCTGGCGACCGGATATTTCTCTGTTCCGATGACTTCAGGCGTCTATCGAACGATCATTGTAAATTTCGGGTCGGTTTCCGCGCCTGCGAACTCATCAGCGTCTTACACAATGGCGCAGACGTTCCCAAATGGCGCTTTAACTGCTATCGCAAGTCGTTTTGCCGGCGGATCGAACGCGGCGGTTAATGCGAACCCGAACGCGAACAAGAGCCAGATTACGATTCAGAACTATGGCACATCGACTGAACAGGTCGGATATATTTGCATTGGGTACTAACATGACACATTACTTTTCACCTTCAACAAGCGGCTTTTATAGCGACGCCATACACGATCAGCTTCCGGAAGACGCTGTTGAGATTTCGGGCGACCAATATGCAGAACTGCTGAACGGTGTGCAAAATGGACAGTTGATCGGGTTAGATGCAGACGGGGAGCCTAAAAATTTCGATCGGCCCGCGCCTACGGCCGAGCAAGTTCTAGCGACCAACACTGCGCAGCGGACGACCATGATGCAGTCAGCAGCACAGGCGATTGCACCTTTACAGGACGCGGCAGATCTCGGAATAGCCAGCGCTAGCGAACAGTCGTCCCTTGCAGCATGGAAGCAATATCGCGTTAGCCTAAGCCGTGTTGACCTTACGCAGCCGCATCCAGCATGGCCGACAGCCCCGCAGACGTAGCCTGAAGATCTGTTTCGACGGGCGATGATCTAATTGGAAACAGATTATTCGCCCTTTCCAAAATAGAAGTCCATATTTTCAGAGAGATATTATCGGCCTGTCCGTAATCAGCAAAACGGTCAATATACCCGACACAGAGTCGATCTCCTACTTGAGTCACGGTTCCAGGCTGCATGTATGGCTGAGACTCCGTAATCAAGAGAATCGTAGATCGACCGTATTGATCCAACGCATCTTGCAGACGCCTAATATGCTGCATCGGGCTATTTCCGTTTTTCTTGGCGACGTAAATACGATTCCCAGACGCGATTCCCTCTTTGAACTTGCCAACTAGATAGCGCATTTTTTCTATCTCGCGGCAATAGATGTCGAATTGTTCCTCGTGCGTTCCGTTGAATACCCATGGTGAGGATTCTGTTTCCCTTGAGGAAAATATCTCCGTGTGGAAGCAGAGTTTGCACCCCTTGTCCTCCACCATGTTTGACCATGTCGGAACCAAATTTTCAAAACGATAAAACTGACTGAAATCGCCTTCGATCGTCTTTACGAGATCTGCGTAATCTGGAATAAAGGCCCACTTGAACAACCCGCCCGACTCCGACCCAAAGGCGCGCTGAACAAATCCGAACTCGCAATTGTCTCCAACACTTTCGAATCTTTCTATATAGCTCATGACTATTCCCCCGAGAGTTGCGATTATAAGGCCTCCCTGCGGAATTGTCATAACCGGACGTTTCCATCAGAACGAGCGCGCTGGTCCGTCAAAACTTAACCTTCACCTCCAGCATGTCCGCATCGTTCCACAGAGGCGGAACGCTTCGGCTTTCGCTGCTGACGCGCATGAAGTAATGCCGATAGGACAGCGTGAAGCGTCCGTTGCCGACCGACGCGCCGACAACCGGCGAGACTGACCAGAACGCGTCCGACAGATGCAGATTCTGCGGCGCTCCACTGCCGACAACTTGCCAACCGATGACGTCCTCTGACCAGCTATCGCGGTGGATGTACGCGCCGGCCTCCACGCCGACACGCACACCGCTAATCCAGTAATACGGCTCGACGGTCAGTGCAACGCCTTGGGATCGTCCACTGCCAGTGAAGTACGCCTGTGGCACGTCGAAGGTCTTATGGTACTGATGCGAGTTCGCGTTGTAGTTCTCGTCCATCGGCGTGCATGCGCAAGACGCAGCTGCGCGCCCGAGATTCACGTATTCAGCATGCCAGTCGGCTCCCCACTTGCCGCGCGTGACGAGCGGGCCGGTCAGCCCAAGTGAGAATGCAGGCGGTTTGCTCGTCAGCTTGTTATCGCCGTTTGGCATGCCTTGCTGATACCAGCGGCCGTCCTGCGTCGTGTAGTGCGCAGCACCGATGCCGATCTCACCCTGCACATAGTCGTTAATGTAGTCTGCGCGCGCTGAGGTCGCGGCGATTGCAAGAAGGGCCGCCAGTGCAAATTCTCGAGTATTCATTTCATCCCCCGATGAGTGATTTAACGATCTGGCCGACCACATCGGCCTCGCGTTGAGCTTTGATGCTGTCCAGATAGGCGTCAGGCACCATGCAACTCGTCATGTGTGACTTCCAGCCCGGCATGTTGCTGATGTATTCGTATTGCTTGACGATCGGCACGTTGTAAGCAGTAGCCGCGTCGTCCATTGCCTGCACGTATGCGGCGAGCTGCGGATGATCGGAATCGCAGACCGGTCCAGATTCTTCAAGAACAGGCAGCTTTCCCGCTGCTCTCACAGCCACAACCCAATCGGCCAGGTACTGGCGGTAATCCGCGAGCGTTTCTCCGCCGAGCGCGTCATTAAGCGTGTGGCTCTCGATGACGATGTGCGCCGCCGACAACTTGATGCGATTGGCGAATGGGTCGCCGTTCCCATCCATACCGCGCAACTCGTTGTAGAGGCTGCTAGACGTGCCGCCAGTCGCATGACTGGAAACGGTGATGCCGGTGTCGTTGAACTGCTGCCGCAACAGCGCCTGAAGCGCGGTCGGCTCGTTTGGCGTGACCATCGACATGAAGCCGTACTGGTCAATGGCAAGGCCCGTTATCTGGTCATCGCCATAGACGTCAATGTTGACGACCGGAGTCGATGCTGGCGCCGATGCGACCGGACTCGACGCCGGCGCAGGCGAGGACGCTGCAACGGGTGCTGACGCAGCCTGATCCGACGAGCTAGGCGCAGATGCAGGCTCAGCAGCAGATGCAGCGGACGCAGGGATCAGCGCTGGAGCGACCGTTTTCACTGTGGCGGGCTTCCCAGGCGATTCATCGCCGCCGCAAGCGGACAGCATCAGCGTTGCGCAGACCACGAACGCGCATGCAACAGATACCGTGACAGTATCCGACGTGGACAAATTTTTTCGCCTGCCAAGCATGGCGAGCCAGCGAAACCGGGTGTTTAACGTTGGTGTCATGTGTTTCATTGCGTTTGCTCCGTTCGTCGTTCGTTGTTATGACGATATGAAGGATACTAATACGGTATCGCAAACGCAAGTAGTTTTTTGTATCGCAACCCCAAGCCGCCTAGTGCGGCTTTTTTTTTGGAAGCCCGATGGATCTCAACGTTTTGAACAGTTGGCTGCTTGCGGCGGCGACTCTCGCGGCCGGTGCCATTGGATGGCTGTTCCGAGCCGCGTATGCGCGCATCAGCGCGAACGAAAGGGCGACGGCGGCGCTTGCTCTGCACGTCGCTGAGGAATACGTGTCGGTGAAGCGATTCGAGACTTACAGCATCCGCTTTGACGAGGTAGCTAAGGTCATCTTCGAAAAGCTCGACGACGTCAGGGATCGGCTCGATAAAAAGGCAGACAAGCAATGACCATCACGCCAGCACTGCTTCAGGTTGCATGTGGTGCCAGCGCTGCCAATGCCGCCAAGTACGCGGCCCCCTTGCAAGCCGCATGCGATCGCTACTCGGTCAACACGCCGTTGCGCATCGCTGCGTTTCTCTCGCAAGTGGGCCACGAAAGCGCAGGCCTATCCGCCAGTCAGGAATCGTTCAACTACGGCGTGCCGGGCCTGATGGCGACATGGCCGCGCAAGATGCCGTTCGCGCTGGCTAACACGCTCGGCAGGCAGCCGAACGAGCCGTTTGTGCCCGTAGCGCGCCAGCAGCGCATCGCATCGATCGTGTACGCGAACCAGTACGGAAACGGCGACAGCATGACGGGTGACGGATGGCGATACCGCGGCTCAGGTCTGATCCAGTTGACGTTTCACGACAACTTTGCCGCATTCGGCCATGACATTTCGCTCGATCTGGTGACGGCGCCTGACAAGCTGCGCGCCGATCCCGCTCTATGCGCTTTGTCGGCCGGCTGGTTTTGGGTCGAGCACGGCTGCAACACGCTGGCCGACGCCGGAGCGCTCGATTCGATCACGCGCCGGATCAATGGCCCCGCGATGAAAGGGAAGGGCGAGCGCGACGCCCTCTATGCGGCTGCCAGGCACGCGCTCGGCATCTGACCATCACAACCTCACGACAAGCCGCCTCCGGGCGGTTTTTTTACGCCCATGCAAATCGCACACGAACACGAGCAGTCTGAAACGCTGCACTTCAGCATCTTTTATCCGGACCATCCGCCGCGCACCGAATCACCGCTGTTCCGAAAGACCAAGCATCACCTCGTCGCTGTGCTCGATACGCCGTGTTGGGTCTGCGGAACGAAGGAAAAGCGCGAGGTGCATCACTGGCACGCCGAATGGGCCGACAGCGACGGCATCGATTGGAACAAGATGCGCGCGCTGCACCCTAGCTTCGACTGGTCGACTTTCAAGGAGCCGGCCGACTTCATCGATAGCGAATACAACATGCGGATTCTCTGCGAGAAGCATCACCGCGGGCCGGGCCACGGAATTCACATGATGGATTTCCCACATTGGATCATGCAGGCAATCAAGCGCGAAGATTTCATCTTCAGCGAAGACGAACAGGAGCATCCATGACTCAAAACTCAGCAGTCATCACCGGCGGAGTCGCGATCTCGACCGCTACTCTCATGCCCGCAATTGAATGGGCGCTTGGCCTGGCATTTCATGTGCCGGTGCCCGCCAGCGTTTCGTCGCTCGTCGCCGGCGTGGTGGTGGCTGGCGCTCATGCTGCCATCAACTACGTGAACGCGCGTTTCGCT